AACCTGCTGTTCGCTCGTGCCGCCCAAGCGGGCGCCGGTCGTGGCGATGTTGTCGACGAGCGTCATCAGGGCCGCGCTCGGCTCCTTGTACGGGAGCGGCATGATCGCCTGACTGAGCGGCATGCCGCCCGTCTTCACGAGCGCGCCGCCGCCCGGCGGGACGCGGAAGATGTTCGTGTTCTGGCGGCCGCCGGCGTCGCTGAAGAGGAAGCCCGGGAAGTTCGCGTACATGCCCGCGTCGAGCAGCTCGCGCCACGCCGCGGTGATCGCGTTCGTCGTGTTGCCGAGAATGTGCAGCAGGCCGATGGGGTAGAAGCCGAAGCCCGGCACGAACGTGTACGGGACGAACACGGGCCGCGCCTCGGGCAACTCCGCGGTGTCCTCGTCGTAGTTGCGGACGATGGACAGGATCTGTCTGGAGCTGACGTCGAGGGTCACGCGCCACGGGATTTCAAGGCCGCTCTCCTTGCCCTTCCACTTGTGCTCGTAGCCCTTGATGTTCAGCTCGCAGTAGCACTCGTAGATTTCGCGGTCGCGGTCGTCCGGGTTCAGCGCCTCGGGCTCGACGCCCTGCTGCGACTTCTTCTCGCGCTGCGCGCTGTCCAGCGTCTGCGGCATCGGCGTCGAGAGCGGCACGTCGCGGTAGGCGCCCAGAATCTGCAGGCGCTTCACCGTCGAGGGCCGCATCTGGACGCGGTGCGTCACGCGCTTGGCGCTGCGGATGTCGGTCGCCGCCGCGTTGACGATCAGGTCCTCGGCGTCGACCGTCTCGCTGATCGGCCGGTTGCGCAGCGGACAGAAATACACCTTCTTGAACGAGAGGCCGCCGAAGCCGAGCATCATCAGCATGCGGTCGGTGTCGGGGTAGTACTCGGACGCCGTGACCGTCAGGTAGTGGTTGAGGTCTTTCTCCAGCGCGTCGGCCATGCGGTCGGTCTGGAACGTGCCGTTGTTGTCGTCGACCCGGATCTTGACGGGGCCGTCGGTCGGGAGCAGCTCGGCGCGCGCGTTCGCCTGAAAGCGCAGCACGGCTTCGAGCAGCAGCGGGTGTCGGACGCGGTTCATGCCCTCGACCGGCGCGCCTTCGGCGGCACCGCCGATGCCCGGCACTTCGATCTTCAGGCCCAGCAGCTTGATGCCCTGCGCGCGATCCTCGATCCACTCCTTGCGGCTGTCGAGGTCGTCGCCGACGCCCCTGATCAGGTCGTCGGCGATGCGCGACAGCTCGGCGTCGTCGATCTTGTCGATCAGGTTGTTGAACCAGCCGCCGGTGCCTTCCTTGGCGCTCTCTTCGACAGGCTTGCCGTCGAGGCTGATCGTGATGCTACCGTCGTCGTGCTCTATCTGGATGACGTTGCCCTGATCGTCGAGGTGTTCGACGTCGACGCCCTCGGGCGCGTCCTCCACGACGATATCCTCACCCGGCGGCATCGCGTCGGGTTCAGGTTTGATCAAGCGGATGTTTGGGCTAAGGCCCGTCGCTGACGCCATTCAAAAACCTCGTGGAGTGCAAAGGTACCACACTGTGTGCGGCTCATACTACTGACAGACTGTCAACAGTCGAACCGGGTTCGACTGTGATTTCTCAGATCCCGTACAGGTTCGCAGGCGGCGCGCCCCTGTGCTTGAGACTTTCCCCCACCTCGGAGATGTGCTCGCTGCTCCGGGTCAGGAGCCCCGCGCGGCGCATGTAGGTCAGGGCCTGCGATGCGGTGTCCATGATGTCGTCGTGTTTCCCTCGGGGGAACGCCGTGCATTGCGCGATGGTCATCTCGGCCCACTGCCGGTCGGGCGCGAAGACCATGCCCTCCGCGAAGATGTGCTGGATCGCGTAGACGCGGGCGACCTTGTCGATTGCGCCGGGGTTGACGAGCTGGACCGCGAAGTCCTCGTAGCCGAAGAGGCGGCGCAGCTCCTGCGCGACGCTGTGGCCCGCGGCCTTGTCCTCGATCAGGAGCCGGTCGACCTTCATCTCCTTGCACGTCTTGGCAACACGCTGGACGAGGTCGTGCAGTTCGAGCCGCTCCTGCCAAGCGTTCATCAGCATGACCTTGGGCGCCTGATTGCCGTAGTCGCGCGGGTCGACGTTGACCAGACGCTCGCCGCGGATGACCTGCTTCGAGGGCTGCGCGACGGTATCGGTCGTGAAGATGCCCCACACCGTGAGCGCGGAGAAGTCGTTCTCCTGCTTCGTCGTGAACGCCGTGTCGAGCGAGGCCAGAACGTAATCGAACTGCGGGAAGTGCGGCGCGTCGTGCAGCTGCCACCAGTCGCGCTTGATGATGCCGCCCCCCTTCGGTTCCGGGCGCTGCTGTAGCTGGCCTGCGGCCTTCCACGGGCCCAGCCGCTTCTTCAGCACCTCCACCTGCTCGGTCGCGAACCGCTCGGGCCACAGCAGCTCGCCAGCCTCGGTGCGGGGGTCTTCCCAGCCGATGCTGGTCACGACACTGCGCTCGGGCTCGAACTCCATGGGCAGCATGAGGTGCGTCCAGCCGTCGTCGGTGTCGAGGATGTGGCCCGTGAGATCCTCCTCGCCCAGCCGCTGCTGGATGACGATGTAGGCGCCGGTGCGGGCGTCGTTGAGGCGCGTGCTCATCGTGCCGTCCCACCAGTCCTTGGTCGTCTCGATCAACGCCTCGGACAGCGCCTCGTTCGCGGCGTTCGCGTCGTCCACAATTATGATCGAGCCGCCCTCGCCTGTGACGCGAGCATCTACTGCGGTAATCAACCGCTCGCCGCGCTTGTCGTTCTGGAAGCGCCCCTTCGTGTTCTGGTCGCCGACGAGCTGGAAACGATGCCCCCACAGGCGCTGATACCACGGGCTCTCAATCAGGCGGCGCGTCTTCACGCTGTCGCGCATCGCGAGTGACATCGCGTAGGAGGCGTGCAGCAGCGCCACCTGCGGTCCCGACACCGGGCCGATCTCGCGCTGCGTCCAGACCCACGCCGGGAACGCGACGCTGACGAGGGTTGACTTTCCGCAACGAGGCGGGACGTTGATCAGCAGCTTGCGGATGTCGCCGTCGGCGACCGCTTCGAGGTGCTCGCACATCGCCTCAAGCGGCCAGCCGTGTGTGAACGGCGACGGGTCGATGTACTTCCACGCATGCTGGAGGAACGTGTACAGCGACGTCTCGCACTCCACGCGCTCGATCTCGCGCAGCGTCTCGAACGGGTTGAGGTCCGCTAGGTTCATGCCCGCCTGTTGCGTACCCGCGATGGCGCGTTGCGGCGCACGCGCGCCTCGATAGCGTTCCGCAGGTGCCAGTGGTCGAAATACGACTGCCGGATCTGGTCGCTGGTCACGGCTTGGCCTCGAAGTACTGGCCCGACGGCCCGCAGATGGCCCTGTCGGCTTGCGGGGGGCCGAACCGCTCGCTGTAGCAGTACCGGGGGCCGGGCGTGGTCGCCTCGTCAATCGGGCGCCCGCACATGTTGATGCCGTCGGTATTAAGCCAACGATGCGCGCAGTCGATGCAGAGCTTGTTCACTGGACCCTCGAATAGTCGCCGTCGTAGTACAGGCCGTGCAGGATGTCGGGGGCGTATGCGCTGCTCATGAGCGCCTCGAACGCCGCGCGCTGCCGGCTGCTGCGCTTGTCGGTGATCTGCGCGTAGGCGGCACCCGTGACCTCCCAGCCGACGTCGACGCCGGCGCGCATGGCGGCGCGCAGCAGCTCGGGTGCAAGGACGGCGGACGGCTTCATGTCCGCAGTGTACGACATCAGACTGCGTGGAAACAATGCCAGAGGGCGTGCCGGTCGACGTAGCCCTCGACGTCGAAGGTGCCGCGGGTTTGCGTGAATGCCATGAACAGCGGCAGCAGCAGACGCAGCTCGCCCCGGCTCAAAGCGAGCGGCTCGAACGTGTAGGCCTTGTCGCCGATGTGGAAGTGCAGGTCTTCGACGGCTCTCATTCTTCGGTCTTCCCCTTCGTTGCCTGCAGCAGGATGTGCTTGAGCTGGTCGCGCTGTTCGGGGTCGAGCGCCAGCACATCAATCCGGGTCGCCTGCATCTCGATAGCGCCGCCGTCGCGCCCGGTGATCTCGGTGATGACCTTCTCGCCAAACACTTTGGGCAGCACCTTGCCCAGCAGCCACTTGCGCGTGTCGATGCGCAGGCGGCTGCGCATGATGTGCTCCACGTCGGGGACCATTTTCCCTTCCGCGTCCAGCACAAAATCGCCGCGCCTGTCGCGCGCGATCTCGTCGAGATCGTCGGCCCAGCCGAGCGCCATCAAGTGACGAGCGCGCGCGTAAGTGTCAGCGAAGCCTTCGTGGTTGTCGAGCACCCACGTATAGACCGTCTGCCGCGCGATCCCCACGTCCTGACAGACCGCCGTCAATGTCTCGCCTTCGGCGAGCCGTCGGCAGATTTCGGCGGCGAGCGGGGGCGAGTACGTGTCCTCGGGCCGCCCATTGCGCGGGCGTTTCCGAACCCCTTGATTGCCAGCACGCCCCACCCGAACAGCCACATCGGCCACGCCTCGGGCATCAGCGCGACCAATCCCAGCATCGGCAGGGCGAGCATTACGGCGAGCCATCGCCAGATCACGCCCGCGCCTTGAGGAGTTCCAGCATGGCGACGACCGACCGGGGTACAGGCGTCGTCCCTGCCAGCCAGCGATACACCGTGCGCGCGCTGACGCCGGCCAGCACGGCCAGCTCGTTGTTCAACAGGTCCATCTCCTCCAGCAGGTCGTTCAGGTGCCGGGGGGTCAGGTTGGTTGCGATCTCGGTCATCCTGTCTTTCTACGCCAGAACGACAAAAAAGGCCAGCCTCTCGGCTGGCCCTTCAGTCAGAAAAGCGATGCTACGCTGCGAGGCGCTGGTTGGCGCGGGCGGCGACCGTGATGCGGTTCGCGGTCGAGGTCTTGGTCGCCTCGGCGATCTGGGCCTCGGTCAGCCAGCCCTTCACCATCGCGGTGTCAAGGCGGCTCGTCTCGTAGGTCGAGATCTTGAGGGCGAACTTGTCGCCCGCGATCTCGGCGGCGCCGAGGGCGAGGATCTTCGCCTTGAGGTCGTCCACGGTCTTCTGCGCGGCCTTGAGCTGGGCGGCGGCGACGGCGTACTGGTCTACAAACTTGCTGGTCGTCATGATCTATCTCCTATTCGATGAACCCTTGTAGGGGCTCTTTATCCACAATGCAAGACAAAATGTCAGAGCCTCTTACGAAGCAGCGCCGCCCTCTCCGTGGCGTGCCGCGCCTCCATCTCCTGCAGCGTCTCCTGCCGGGGTGCGCGCGACCTCAGCGGGGGCGTCAGGCCACGTGTCACCGTCTCGTGCGAGCGCCGGCGGCGGATGTTCGTGACCATCGTGTAGGTGACGCCGTATTTCGTGGACGCCGTGCCGTGGTCAATGGGGTCGAGGTAGATCGCGCGCACTTTCTCGTCGTCGCGGGGGGCGCCGCGGGGGATGTCCCCCGCGAAAGCCACGCGCGCCCCGACGCGGCGGTTCTTGATGTGCAGCACCATCTGGTAGCTGAGGCCGTACCCGGCCGCGATCTCGTCGTAGGCCCGCGGGTCGGCCAGCACGCCGCGCACGACCGCGGGGTCGAGGGACTGCCGCGCGCCGCGGGGGATGTCCCCCGTAAAAACGACGTCCCCGTGCAGGCGCCGGGACTTGATCATGGCGATGGCCTGATACGTCATCCCGCAGGCCTCCGCGATCTCCCTGTACGGGCGCGCGTCGGCCAGCACCTCACGCACGGCGTC